CTAATAATTATTTAATGGTTTTTGAAACTTTATTTTTCTCAACTCAATATCTTTATTTAAACTATCAGCATGAGTAAATAAAGTTTTAGCTAATAATACATAAGTACCGTTATTTATAGTTTCATGATAATGAGATGGATTTAAACTGTTCGCAGAATAAGCTTGAATTGCCTTTATATTATTGTTGCTATTTAAATCATATAATACATACATCGGAATTAAATGATTATTACCATGCCATTTCCCTAAATTTTCATCTACACTGTCTTTATCGTCATTTATTACAGTCATAGTAAATATTACAGGGTCGTAACTTTTTGAGCCATTACTATACATCTCATAATTATTTTTTAAATAAAAGTATTCTGTGGTGTATGGAACAGAAGCAATCATATTGTTGGGCTTATTGTAGATAATAATTTCTTTATCGCTAGTTAAACCTACAAAGCCATTTTCATCGAATTTTGATATGGCTATTACAGGTTTATATCTTTTAATTAAAATTTGGTTAGCTTGTTCTAAAGGATTTTTTTCGTTACTAGGTATTATCATTTTATTAGAATCATCTATATATTTTGGAGAGTTATTTTCTTTATTGTTTAATTTGTTATCTCTATCAACTAAACCAGCAACAACTTTTTTCAGAGTTTCGTAATCAGTGCTTGGGATTATAGTTATAAATTCACCCATAGCATTGTTATGACTAATTTCAGAACCACCTCTTATTGGATATAAAGCTATTTCAAATATTTGTATTTTATTGGTCTTAAAATGTATCTTCATATGCATTAATCTTTTCTTTTGTTCGTTAGGAATATTTTGCAATATCCAACAATCTGCGATGTCATCACTAGCATCATATGTCAGTGTCTCGGTATCTACATATTCAGTTACTTCAGAATTAGAAAAAAACCAATACCAGCGTTTATCTAATTCTTTAGCAGAACATAAGCTAGTAATTAATAAAAAAATTAGTAGAATTAAAGGTAATATTTTTTTCATAATATGACTCCTAAGGAATTATGCAGATTGGGTTTGTTCTTCTTCAATAGACAATGTTTGTCTATATTGTTCTGCTACCATAGTTTTATTGAATTCTGCTGCTGGGTCAAATTTATAAACTAAATTTTCTAGGTCATCTATTGATATCTTGAAAAACTCTTTTCGATTATTTACCTTATTAACACGATTATTTTCTAATGCTTGATGTAAATCTGATTCTAATTGAACAGCGTCATTTGAAAAAATAAAACTATGCACATCAAATTTAAATGGAACGCTAGCACTACCAAGTTCATCAATACGTTCTTGAGGATCAAGACGTCTAGTCATCCCAATTTTAAATATATTATCACCAAATGATCCTAAATTACTTATAACATAAACATAACCGGCTTTACCATTTTGAAGATTAGTAATTTCTTCTTTCTTTTTATCTATGTCATTAAGCTGTGATTCTAATTCTTTAATTTTGGCTAATAATTGCTTAGTCTTTTCATCGTCTTCAGAAGTTTTTAGTTGTTCATTTATATTGGCAATCTCTGTTTCATATTTAGCCGCTTCTTGTTTCATTTGCTCTTCTTGCTCTTTTAATCGACGGCGTTCTTCTGCTTCTTGTCGCATTTGTTCTCGTAATGCAAGCTGTTCTTGTCTAGCTGCTTCTTTTTTTACATAATATTCATACTCTATTTTAACAGCATCTATAAATAAAATTTCTAATTCACCGATAAATTTAGTTAATGTTGATGATATAGTTTGGTTGCCACTTCTTGCAATATTTAAGTATTTATTAATTATTTCTCTAATGTTATTTAATGCTTCATCAAGTTTTTTATAATTCAGTGTATAAAGTACATTTTGAAGTTCTGAACGTAATGCAATTACCATTAATTGATAAATTGCTTGATTGGTTTTAGTGGTATATCTATTTGCATATTTTTCTAATAATTCGGTAATGATTTTTTCGTTGGATTTAAAAGCTGTATTTAATTCTTTATAATCCATGTTATGTAATTTTAAAATTACTGATGGTGCATAAGTGTTAATATCCTTAATTAATTCTGCTGGAAGAGTAATAGTACGGTCGTATGGTTCATGAGAAAATTCGAAATATTTTTTTAGACAACCATTGATGCTTTTTTGAATGGTATCTAATTTTTGTATTTTTTTTATGCGATTATTTTGCTTTTTCTCTAATTTATTTATTTCGTCTTTTAATCTATCAATTTCAGATAGATAGAAAGCTTTTTTGTCAATTTCGTTATTAATATTATTTAATTTTTCATTAGCTTGAGAATTAGCATTAGCTATTATCTCTTGAATTAATTTTTCCTTATGATTTATTTGGTTATTTAATTGTTCATTTTTTGACAATAAAGCTTCTATTTTACGTTTGCCTTCTAAATTGGCTTGTTCGATTATTGTATTTGCTTGTTTTTTAGCAGATTCTAATAATTCATTACTTTGCTTTTTTATATCTAGATAATTATTGGTAAGATACTTAAAAGCAGACCTCTTTTTAAATATGACTAAAATAAATGCTATAAAATTAAAAAATGGATTTTGTGTGCCAAATAATAGCATAATACCAATAAACCAATTCCGTAAAAACCATTTTTCCTTATAAATTTCTTTGAATTCAAATCCTTTATTATTCACATATAACAACTCCTTATTTTAAATATTAAATTACAATCTATAAGTTTTTAAGATGTATAAATTTTTTTGGAATACCTTGTGCTGTAGCTAGATTATAAATGCTATAATTGGAATTTTCTTGTAAGTAGATATCTGGTAGTAATAATTCAACCGCAAAGGTATTCGCAATTTTTTCTATTTTATCACTGTTAATACTCATGGTATATGTTTTTAACCATTGTGTGTTTTCTTTTGGGGTACAAAGTGCGTGTCCTAGTTCGTGGGCGCATACAAATTTTAATAAATTATCTGTAGTCTTTCTTTTATCAATAAGAATAAATTTTTCTCGCTTATATTTTACATAGTTTCCTAATTTACCGCCTAAATCTATGTATATGATATGTATGTTTTCCTGTTTAGCTATTTGGAATGGGTCATTTGTTCCGTATTTTTTAATAAGCTTAGTTACTATATTTTTTATATTCATACATAATACACCTTCAATCATTTGCGATATTTTTTAGGAGTGTATTTCTTTTTAGCTATTCGTTTCGCTTGTACCATAGCTACTTTTATAGCAGATTTAAAAGCTTCTACGTCTTCAAAGTCATCGTCACCTTCACAGGCAGCAGAAGCCATAGAGTTCATCATATCTTCCAAATCAGATTCAATTTCACGTTCATCTTTTTCGGTTAATTCTGGTAAATCGTCGTCATTGTCTTCAATAATATCACTTTTTTTTATACCAAAAAAATCTGCTATTTTTTGAATAGTTCCCATTCTAGGTTCTTTGGTTCCGTTTTCCCAGGTAGATACAGCTTTGTCTGATACGCCAGCAATTTTAGCAAATTCTTTTTGAGATAAATTATGTTCTAGTCTAAGTTTTTTTATATTTTTAGAGATACTCATCATATTACTTCCTTTCTTTATTTATTTATATACTAAACTAAAAGTAGAAAAAAATCAACTTTATTTATAAAAAAATCTACTTTACGTAGTTGACATTCTACTTTTAGTAGATTATAATAAAAATGTCGAAAGGAGGTATCCAAATGACAATAACTTTAAAACAAGCTAGATTAATAAAAGAAAAACGACAAAAAGATTTAGCCAAATTATTGGGCATACACGTTCAAACTTATCGTAAATTAGAACAACATCCAGAGGAATTAACTATAAAACAGGCAAAAAAAATATGTGATTTCTTAAAAATATCTTATGACGATATTTTTTTTACTCTCTAACTCTACCTAAAGTAGATGGAGAATAAAAATAAAAGGAGATGATTTGATGAATAAAGACCCATTAGAAATTGCTTATCAGGATTTAAATATTCACGACATTATAAAAGAAAGGTACTTTTGTTATGTATATATTTTTGATAATCATTATTCTTTTATTGGGAATTAAAGTATTAATTTCTAGTATACAAATTCATGCTTTAATTTTGTATATGTTAGAAAAAAAATATACACCACCCACCAAGAAAGAATTAGATGAATATAGTACAAAATGGGTGATGTTTCTAATTAAGAAATAAAATGTGATTTTATTAATTCAGAAGTAACGTTTTCAGCAACTTGAACAAATGAAGATAAAGATTTTACACCTAAATCTTTGCAAATACGTTTAGTTTTTTCAAAAACAGAATCATAACGAATATTAGCTATTAATTGATGACCTTTTGGTGTTAAATCTTCAACAATGATTGCGATAGAATTGCTATCATTACGTAAATCAATAAGTTTGTCTTTTACGCAGTAATTTAGGTGATAAATAAGTTCTTTATTAGAATATTTAGTTAATAACTGATATTGATAATCCTCTATAACTGAATCATTAGTAAATCTTAAAGTATTTTGATTAGTTTTTTTTAAAAGTTCAGTATCAATAAAAACGGCGAATTTTCTAGGTTCAACTATTTCTTCAATACAAAGAAGAATATCTCTAATACAATCACAGTTTAATACCATATAATCATCTCCTTATAAGATGATTATAACATAAAAATATTTAATTTAATGTCTAGCTATTACTAATTATTCCCTTATCGTAACAAACGCTTGGCGGTGGGTTATTGATGAAACCGTTGTATTAAAATTTATAGCTTATCTATGGGTAGCAACCAAATAAATTGAAAGGAGATTATGTATATGCCTGATTGGAATTTAGAGTGTGAAATAAAAATTCGAGCTTTAGAAGCTTTGAAAGAAAATCTAGATAAAGAGATTGATGAACTAATTAATATCGTCAAAAAGGTTCAGCAAGAACATTTAGAAGTCATAGAGGTACAACAAAATTTAAATGATATAGAAAAAGGGCCATTGACTATAAGTGAATTTGCTAAAAAAGCGAAAGTAAGTTATGGAGCTATTTATGAAAGAGTACGTACTGGAGTAATAAAAGCCAAAAGAGATGGACGTATTACACGTATACCTTATTCAGAATATGAAAACTATATGCAAAGGATTTGAGAATATGCAGACAATCTATGAAACGAATGAGAAAAATAATATAAAAATTTAATAAAAATTATTAAATCATAATTAAAATTGGTGCGTAGCAAGCCATAGCAGAAAGGTTATTAATGTAACAAAAAATAAAAAAAGAAAATAGCAAATCTTTAACGATAATCTTCTTAACAAATTTATTATGGCAGGGAGGTTTGCAAGTGGATTCTGCTATGGTGCTTGGTACGCACCAATGAAAGAGAGAAAAGAATAAATGAAATGTTGGCGTTGTGGTAAAAAATTGAATAAAGGGCAGGTGCATATATTGCATTTAATATGCGGTCTTGCTGTTCCAGTATGTGCTGATGACCGTCAATGTTATTCATTTGCTCAAAAAATAAAAAGGAGTGATAAAAATGTATGTAAATATAAGTAAATATATCTGTATTAAGCATAGAGGTGCTTTAAAAAAAGGTGAAATAAAATTATTTCTAAATTTAATGATGTTAATAAAAAAAGCTGACCAGCATTAAACTAATCAGCAACATAAAAAATTATTCGTAATTTAAGTATAACATAGGAGTAAAAAAATGAAAACAATTGCTATCTATGAATATAAAGAAGATGCTAAACCAATTTTGATTATAGCAACTAATTGTATAACTGATTGGGAATATAAAAATATTTTAAACGGTAGATTAAGTGATATATATTTTGATAATAACCGTTGGCATATTGAATATTTTGATGATGAAGGTAATGGCTATGCAGATACTTTACCACCAGATGTGCAGATAATAACAAATAGAAAGGCTGTGGCGTGATGAATTTATATGAAATAAAACAAGAATTTGAAAAGGCTATTGAAGAATGTGTGGATATGGAGACAGGAGAAATAATTAATCCTGCTCGTCTTGATGAATTAAATATGGTTTTAACTGACAAGCGAGAAAATGTGGCTTTATATATAAAAAATCTAAGTGCAGAAGTAAAAGCTATTGATGAAGAAGCTAAAAATTTAACCAATAGAAAGAGAGTTCTTAATAATAAAGTAGAAGGATTAAAAAAATATTTAGCTGATAATTTAGAAGGACATAAATTTGAAACTGCAAAAGTTGTAGTTAGTTTTAGAAAATCTGAACAATTAGAGATTAATTCTACAGAACATATACCAGCAGAATATTTAATATCACAAGAACCTAAAATTGATAAAGTGGCATTAAAAAACTCAATAAAACAAGGTATTGAAATAAATGGTGTTCAGATAATTACAAAACAAAATATCCAAATAAAATGAGGTGCTTTAAATGAGTAGAGTTGTTTGTATAATGGGCGAAAGCGGAGCTGGTAAAACTACCAGCCTTCGTAATCTTGATTATAAAACTACATTTATTATTGACGCAGATAGAAAAGGTCTTAGCTGGAAAGGTTGGAAGAAACAATATAATACAGAAAATAAAAATTATGTTCAAACTTCAAATGTAGGTGCTATAGAAAATGTTATTAGTAGGATTGATACAGATTTTAAAGATATAAAAGTTCTTGTAATAGATACTATAAATGCCATTATGGTTGATGATGAAATGGCTCGTATGAAAGAAAAAAATTATGATAAATGGCAAGATTTAGCTACCTGTATATGGAGAGTAATTTCCAAATTGCATTTATTAAGAGATGATTTAACAGTTATATGTATTGCACATTCTCAAACAGATAGAGATGACAGTGGTTTTTATTTTACACGTATAAAAACCAGTGGTAAAAAGTTAGATAAAATCGTTTTAGAGAGTAAATTTACAACAGTATTGTTAGCTAAAGCAGTTGATGGCAACTATGTATTTGAAACATATGCTAATCATTCAACAGCAAAAAGTCCTATGGGGTGTTTTGATAAAGAAATACCTAATGATATAAAAACTGTAATTGAACAATTAATAAAATATGAAAATGATGAGGAGTAATTAACTATGATGAATAAACCTGCAAATTGGGATAGTGTAGAAGCTATTACAGGAGAATATAAAAAATTACCTGCTGGTGGCTATGTATGTAGCATTGTTAGAGCTGAATGTACTAAATCTAAGAATGGAAAAGAGATGTTAAAACTTGCAATAGATATTGCAGAAGGTGAATATAAAGACTTTTACCTAAATCAATATCTACAAGAACAAGAACGAAATAAAGAACAAGCAAAATGGAGAGGTTCATATTATCAGCTTACAGAAGGTGATAGCATGGGACGTTTTAAAGGTATGTTATTAAATATTGAAAAATCAAATTCAGGATATAAGTGGAATTGGAATGAAAAAAGTTTAGAAGGAAAATTATTTGGTGGAGTATTTAGGGAAGAAGAATATATTAATCGTAACGGCGGATTATCTACTGCTGTTAAGTTAATATCAATTAGACCAGTAGAAGGAATTACAGATATTGAACCACCTGCAAAAAAAGTATTAGAAAACAATAATAATTTAGCTGAAAACTTTGGAGAAGAAATTCCATTTTAATGATTAAGTATGGAAAAATTGTAAAGAGAACTGAAGGCGGTGTAATCGCCTTCGTTCCTTGTAAAGATAATGAGATTACAAAGACAGCTAGAAAAATTATTGTTGAAATACCAGATAGTAGAAAAATAAGTATGGCTCAAAGAAGAAAAGCTTTTGTTTTGTTGGGATATATTTCAGCATGGTGGGGATATACTCCATTAGAAGCAACAAAAGAAATAACTAAACAAATGTTTAATGGTCATGTTCCATGTAGTTTTGATACGGATTTTTCTTTATCGAATTGTAGTGTAGAAGTAGCTAGATTATATATAACGTATTTAATAGATTTTTGTATACTTCATGATATAGATATAGGAGAACCTTTATATGAATTATGTGAAGATATTCCTAAATATGTATGGGCTTGTTTAATGAAGAAAAGATGTGCAGTGTGTGGTAAAAAAGCGGAACTTCATCATGTAGATGCTATAGGAGCTGGTAGAAATAGAAAAGAAATACCACAAATAGGAATGCAAGTATTACCACTTTGTAGGGTACATCACAATGAAATTCATAACATTGGTAAATTAACATTTTTGAAAAAATATATTTTACAATCCATAGCATTAACTAAAGATATAGCAAAAATTTATAAGTTAACTAGAAAGAATATGGAGGCGGTAAAATGAACAGCCGATTTATAACTAAAGTAGAAATAAAAAGTAATGGAACACTTGATATCTTTTACAAAGTACTTGATAAAAATAATTGTGTTATAGAAGAACATAAAAATAATTATGTAGAACAGCCATTGCCAAGTTTTTATAATGCACTAAATGATTTAATTAAACCAGTATTAGATATTTTTAAAATAGGAGCAATTTTTTCTAAAAGAATAAAAATATATAAAGTTAATTTTAAAGGTTCTAATGAAGCTACATCAGCAATAATTAGTTGTCTTTTTCATTTAACAGATGATGATGTATGGATACCTATTAATACACATATAAGAAAATATCCTACTGATAGTTTTGAAGATGGACAAAAAGGATTTTTTACTTATGACGTAGTAGATAAGCTTAATATTATAGCAGACGAAGCAATTAAATATTTAGAAGGTAATAGAAATAATATCCAGCAGACATTATTTACAGAAGATAATGCTTCAAATACAGAAATTAATTCTAAAGAAATTGTAGAAAATGTAATAGATGTACCAAATAATGTTGTACAAATGCCAACAGTGGCACAATAAATAGGAAAAGGTGCTTGCTAAGTCAAGCACCTTCCCATGAGGTAAAAAATATGGAATTAAAAGCTCATAATCTCTTAAACTCTTTTAATGATAATTATGCTGAACAATTTAATTTAGATGAAAAAACACAATTATTATATTTTAAGCTTGTATATATATGGAATAAAGCAAGAAGACCAGAAGTTTTTTATGTAGACAATAAAAGATTAATGGAATTAGCACGAATTAACTCTGATAGCTCTTTAATATCTCGTAGAAAAATTTTAATAAAATTAAATTTAATAAAATATACGCCTAGTAAAAAAAGAGGTCAAGCCTCAAGTTATTCTCTATTAAAAAATTATCATGATAATTTCGCTAGTACAACTACTAGTACAAATGCTAGTGTAACTGCTAGTACAATCACTAGCACAACTGCTAGTAAAAATAAAACGCTAGAAGCCAACAATGATAAAGGATTGAGAACACATCATGATAATTTCGCTAGTACAAATGCTAGTCCAATTACTAGCCCAATCACTAGTACAAATGCTAGTGAAAACGCTAGCCATAATAAGAGTAATAGAGATATAGAGAATAATATATATAATAACGCGCGTGATGATAACATTTCTCCAGCAGAAAGTCAAGTACTTATTTTCTATCAAAATCGAATCTGCTCTAATCTAGGAGGAACACCAGGAGCTAATGAAATAGCCTGTCTTAGAGAGTATGCACAAGTTTATGGAGCAGAACAAACTATACAAGCTTTAAAAAAGGCATTGCAAAGTTCTAGAAAATTGCAAGGAATATACTTTGTTAAGTATGTAGGTGGAATATTAAGAGGTTGGGCAAATTTGAAAATAGCAGGTGGTGAATCTAATGGACAATTACAATCTAGCAACCTATCAAGAACTGCAACGCAGGCTCAAAGAAAGACAGGAACAGATATCAATTGGGCAGAGCTTGATTGATGGGAAATTGGTATGTAAAGAACTAGAAATAAAATATATACCATGTGAGTTTTCTAAAAATGAAATGGCATTAGTTGATGCTATGTATAGACAAGAAAAATGTAAGATTTGTAATAAGCATGGTATTGATTGCAAAAATTGTTTTTATGTAAAAGTAGATGAACAAGCTGGTAAATATTTTATAAGCTACAGTAATTGTGAACGCTGGAAAAATTATAAACAGCAAGAAAAAATAAATAGGCTTATGGAGCAAAGCAATGTGGGGAAACTTTTTGAAGGTAAGACCTTTAATAATTTTAAAATATTGCCAGCAACAGAGAATGCTTATAATGATTGTTTAGATTTCTGTACGAATTATATTCCTAAATGTAGGGGGTTGAGGTTACACGGTAGATATGGGTGTGGTAAAACACATCTTGCAGCAGCTATATTAAATAATTTATTAAAACAAAATATACCAAGCATGATGATTGTTACAGCAAATTTATTTGATTGTATAAAACAAGGCTTTAATGACAAAGAAAAAGCTTTAATAGCAACGGAATTAGTAAATAAAGCTAAACAAGTTGATGTATTAATTCTTGATGATTTTGGAGCAGAAAAAGATAGAGATAGCAACGGAAATTTAAAAATGGTGGGTAGTTGGGAACGTGAAAATTTATTTTTGTTAATAAACACTAGATATGAAAATAATCTTACAACGATAATAACAACTAATTACAATATGCAAGAACTATTTGAATTATTTGGAGAACGAATAATGAGTAGAATTGCAGAAATGACAATATCTGTTGGAATGAAAGGTGCAGAAAATTATCGTATAAGATTAGCACAGGTGGTATAACTATGAAAAAGATATGCATTTGTGGTAAGGAGTTTGAGGGTAAAGCAAAATATTGTTCACAAAAATGTAGGGTAAAGGAATATTATCAAAAACATAAAGAATTATGGCATTTTTATAATAATAAAAATAGAATAACGAAAAAAGAACAGAAAAAAATAGAAGCAGAGCAAAAAAGGATAGAAGCGGAAAATAAAGCTAAGAGGGAAAAACGTAGAAATGACATTAATCGTTTAATGGCAGAAACAGGATTAAAAAATAAATATGGTTTAGTAGCAAGTTTTTATGATACTAACAACTTAGAAGGACTATATAAATATGCTGATTATCTTAAATCTATAGGTGAGATTAAAGAAGATATAAACGAACCTAAAATAGTTAAATCACATGGTGGGAAAATTACAGGTGGATTTGATTATTTTATGATATCGACAATATAGAAAGGATTTTAAAGATATGAATAATACACCATTTTCTTTTATTTTATTAGGTCAACCAGCAACTAAGAAAAATAGTGCAACAATGATAAAAATTAAAGGAAAGAAAAAAGAGATGCCTTCTCTTGTACCTAGTAAGGCTTATAAAAAGTATGAGATTAGTTGCAAAAAACAATTAATAAAATCTTATGCTCCTGATAGATTGCCACATTATACAATGCCAATACGACTAACATGTAAATATTATCTACAGGACAAAGCACATTATCCTGACCTTGTGGGATTAATGCAAGCTACAGCAGATATTTTATCTGATGAACAGAAAACTATAAATGGTAAAAAGAAAACTACTTGTACATGGCTTCTTTCTGATGACAGAATAATAAAAAGCTGGGACGGCACAAAAATAGCAGGATTAGATAAATATAATCCTAGAGTAGAGATAACGATAACTCCATTAATTACAGATATTACAACTGAAACAGACCCATATATAATAAAACAACTTAAGGAAGAAAATAATTTATTTTAGTGTCATGGATGAAGAAATATTTTTAAAAGAATGTGAAGAAAAAGTAAGTATAGAAGCAGATTATGTACTTAAAAATTTAGAAAAACTAGCTGAAAAAGAATGTCTTGAATTTGACTGGGTAGTATTAGAATTCAGAAAACAATTTAATAGAAAACTAGAAAAACGAGGTTTTGAGGAATGAGATGAGTTTTCAAGAAAATTTAAAACATTATAGAGAAAAAGCGGGTTATAAATCCGCCAAAGAGTTTGCCAATACTCTAGGAATTCCGCCTAATACTTATGTAGGGTATGAAGTCAGAGGACGTGAACCTAAATTTGATACTTTATGCAAAATAGCCGACTTATTAGAAATATCTACAGATGATTTATTAGGACGAAAAGAGCCACGATTAAAAGATAATTTAATGAAAATAAAAAATAAAGTTATGTTAGAAGTAAATAAGCAAAATAAGCAGTGGGGCGATGAAAGCGAGCTAACACCTCATCAATGGCTCGGGCTTGTTCAAGAAGAAGTTGGGGAGATAGCTCAAGCCGTTAATGAAACATATTTACCTAACAAAACAAAAACCAAACTAGGTGGCAAGGAAAATATACAAAAAGAAATATATCAGGCTGCTGCACTTTTGATAAGGTTTTCCGAGAAAATAGAAGGTGAGTAATATGCAGTGCGATGAACGATATTATGAAGCCGATACAGGGTATATGTGTTGGATAAATAAGAAACCATGTAGTAAAAATAACTGTACATTAAAACATAAATTTGCAAAAGAATTTTCTAAAAAGGTAGTAAAAAATATAAAGGTTGGTGAGTGAATGAGAAAGGAAGGGATAAATCCTCTTACAAATGATGGACAATATGCAGATACAACATATAAAAGAGCTGTTGAAAAAAGAAACCGAGAAAACTTCTTTTATGCTTTTTGTCGTAGGGCTTTTAGACGAGCTAATGCAGAACTGATGAAACGTTTGCATATAAAAATTCTAAGAATTGATTTCTGGGATATGGAAACAGATAATAAAAAAGTAATGAAGGTAGGAAAATATGAATAATAATGGACCTAAGTTGGTAAGAATACCATTAAAGACAGAACAAGAATTTTATAAAAGAAATATTCCTATAATCAAAATTACAAGTATTATATTGTGCTTAATAGCAACTACAATATTTTTAATAGGATAAATCCACTAATTAGGATAGCTAAAATAAGGCTATCCTTTTAGTGTTTATATGAAATAAAGGAGTATAGAAATAATGACTAAAATAGATGAAGCAAAAGAATATTTACAACAGGTATATAAGGCTAAACAAGTATGTTTAAGATGTAATGCAGATTTAGAAGAATTACGTGCAACATCTATTATGTTAATTCCCTCATATAAAGAACGTACAGGTTTTAGTAATATAAAACATGATACCAGTGATTTTATATCTAAATTAGAACAACAGGAAGAAGAAATGGAAAGATTAAAATTAGAATGGCTAAATAAACGTATAGAAATAAAATCTTTTTTAAACAACATAAATATGAGCGAAAATATTAAGAATGTACTTATTTTACGTTATGTTTCTCTTAGAAAATGGGAAGAAATTGCTTGTTCTATTAATTGTTCATTTAGATGGGTGCATACATTACATTCTCAAGGATTATCCATTGTTGCAAAAAAAATAAAAAATTAGTTCACTAAAGTTCACTAAAATTCATAGAAGTTCATACTTTAATTGTGATATAGTTATACTTGTTAAAGAAAAAGATAAACCGTTGGTAAAAATACTAGCGGTTTTATTGTTTTATAAGTTTATCTTGTATAAATATTGGTATATACCCATATATTTTAATAATAATATGTATTTTTATAATTTATATTAGAATAATAGCCTTCATGTTGCAAAATTTATGTAATATGCTATACTAAATATAGGCAAAACATGATAAATTGTCATATGGACAGCAAAACCCCATGAAGCTTGCACCTTCATGGGGTTTCTTGCGTTATATAGCTAACGCTGAAGCTAGGCTAGTTGCCACATAAAACCGAAAAAAGCATGTCTAGCCCTTTGCAAATATAGTAGGCAACTATACTTGCCATGACAGCTTCTAAAAACATGATAAATCTTGACACATGGACACCTCCTAACTGTTACCAGTATAGGAAGGGCAACGAAAGATATTATAACATAGAATTATATTTGATGATATAATTCTATGTTATAATATCTTTTATTTGAGGTGATTTTATTATGGAAATTTCAATATTACAAGTTTTAGCCAGTGCTTTTGGTGGTGCTGCTGTGGGTTCTATTATTACAGGAGGTATCGCAATTTGGTTAAATAAACAAAATTATAAGCAAGATTATTATAAAAAAATAATTGATAAACGAATAGAATCTTATGAACAAGTATCTAACTTAAAAAAATGTTAGAATCCAGTATAGAATATGAAGGCAAAAATGTTCCGTGTTGTTTTTATTCTGAAGAAAATGTAGAAAAATTTAAGGAAATATTTGATATTATTGTAAATAATAGAATGTGGTTAAGCCCAGAAATGCAACAATGCATAATAAAGTTGGATAGCATTCGTGAAAAATTTCTTGAAGATTTGCTAAAAACACTTATACCAAATGATGAGAAAAATATCAATGAAGAAGATGCTAAAATAAAAACTGCCATAAATTATACTAAAATTGCTGTAAATTATTTTAGAGATATTGATGATTGTCGAGAACAAATATCAAACGTTTTAGAAGAAGATTGGAAAAATTTACATGATGTAAAAATTTTTTTCAAATCAATAAAAAAAATCAAAGCACCTAAATAGGTGCTTTTTTTAATACAAAATTTAGGTAGGTGAGGTGATTTGGCAAATAAAAATGTAAAAGATTTAGCTTTTGAAGATTATTGTGCAGGAATGAAATATAAAGATATAGCAGAAAAGTATAATATTAATTTATCAACGATAAAATCATGGGCTAGTCGTTATTGGAAAAAGTTGCAACCTAATACCAAAAAAGTTGCAACTAAAGAAGTTAAAAAGTTGCAACCTCGAAAACCCAAAAACGTACAAACTAAGCGTAATAATAATGCTGTAGATGATTTTCGACTTGAGCTAAAAAGTACCGAAACAAAACAACCTAGAATTAATAAAGGTGGAGCACCTGAGAAAAATACCAATGCTATAAAGCACGGTTTATTTTCAAAATACTTGCCAGCGGAAATATTAGAGCTTGTTGGTACTATTGAGATGATGTCTCCATTAGATATTTTATGGGAAAACATTTGCCTTAAATATGCAGCAATTATTCGTTCACAGCAAATCATGTATGTTAAAGATACTAATGATGCAACTAAAAGAATAACAGTAGACGGTTCAGAAACAACTGTTTATCAATACAAAGAAGCCTATGAAAAACAGGCTTCTTTTTTAATGGCTCAATCACGAGCTATGGGAACTCTTATGAATCTAATTAAGCAATATGAAGAAATGTGCAATGGTAAATTGGCTACAGAAGAACAAAGACTTCGAATTGAAAAACTCAAGAAAGAAATAGCAAAAGATGATAGTCAAGAAACATTGATGGAAGATGATGGCTTTACTAAAGCCATAGAAAATGCAACTAAAGAGGTATGGCGAGATGATTAAAAAAATAAAAAATATTATCAAGCCTGTTATTAAATTTAATACTTTTAGTAGAAAACAGTTGCAGATACTTACATGGTGGGAAAAGGAAAGTCCATATAGTAAATATAACGGTATTATATGTGATGGTTCTATTCGTGCGGGCAAAACTGTACCAATGGCAATATCTTTTGTTTTATGGGCGATGAAATATTTTGATGCCCAAAATTTCGCAATGTGTGGAAAAACGGTTGGTAGTTTTAAGCGAAATGTGTGGAAATGGCTTAAGCCAGTATTAATACTTCGAGGATTTGCGATCGAAGAAGATAGGACAAGTAATTTGATATATATCCAAAAAGGCTATGTAGTGAATTATTTTTATATCTTTGGCGGGCGTGATGAGTCCAGTCAAGATTTAATACAGGGTATTACTTTAGCAGGTCTGTTATTAGATGAAGTAGCACTTATGCCAGAAAGTTTTGTTAACCAAGCTACTGGTCGTTGTTCAATTTTAGGTGCCAAATTATGGTTTAATTGTAATCCAGAAAGTCCTGTGCATTATTTTTATACAGATTGGATACAGAAAGCTAAAGAGAAAAAATTTATTCATATACACTTTATGATGGAAGATAATCCGTCATTATCACAAGAAGTGATACAGTCTTATAAAAGCAGATATGCAGGAGTATTTTTTCAGCGTTTTATTTTAGGATTATGGGTAATGGCACAAGGTGCTATTTATAAAGATTGTTTTGATGATGATAATTTATTTGGTGATGAATTAATAGATTATATAAGTCGAAATATATTTAGAATGAAACGTTATATATTTATTGATTATGGTACAGTAAATCCTATGGTTTTCTTAGATGTATATGATGATAATGAAAAATTATATGTGGTGAACGAGTATTACTACGACAGTAAAAAAACTGGTATTGAAAAAACAGACCTTGAATATGGAGAGGATTTATTAAAATTTGTAGGCGATAAAAGCATAACACCTGCTTATGTAATAATTGACCCTTCGGCTGCTAGTTTTAAAGTTTTGCTTCGTAAAAAAGGATTAAGAGGAAAAGTAGCGGATGATACTATAAATGCAGATAATAAGGTTTTAGAAGGAATCCGCCATGTATCCTCTTTACTAAAAAAGAAGATGTTATTATTTCATAAAGATAATTGTAAAAACACTATAAGTGAAATGAAATCTTATGTATGGGATGATAAAGCTTTAAAAAACCAAGCCAAAGAAAAGCCATTAAAAATAGCAGACCATGGACCGGACGCAGTACGTTATGGTTGTTTTACTCTTATAAACCCAAGGAGGTATAATAGTGCGTCGTAACAAAAATAAAAATAAAAAAATTATACGTGCCAAAGCAACAGACGCATTTCAAAATATGTTGGCACGTATGGGTGCTTTTACCCCTAGCTTACTAGAGGGTACTAATTATCCACTAACTAGACTTACAAGAAATTTTAACTTAATGAATTCTTTATATCGTAGCCATTGGATAATTAGAAATATCATTGATGTTATTCCGCAGGATATGACCAAAAACTGGATTAAGATTACATCTAACTTAACACCAGAAGCAATAACAGAATTAAAATCTGTAGAACGTAAAACAAGTATTATAAAAAAGATAACACAAGGCTTACGTTGGGGAAGGTTGTATGGCGGTGCTTTAGGTATAATGCTAATAAAGGGGCAAGGGGAAGATTTAAGCAAGCCTTTAGATTTGGATAGTATAATGCCTGGAGATTTCAAGGGAATGCTTATTCTTGATAGATGGAATGGTTGTTATCCTGGTACAGGATTAGTAACAGATATATCAGACACTGAATATGGGCTACCAGAATATTACTATGTAACAGACCCAGAAACTAATATAAATATTAATATTCATCACAGCCGTGTTATTAGGTTTACCGGAGATGAATTACCGTATTGGGAATGGTTAGCAGAACAATATTGGGGAGCTTCAGTAATAGAATCGCTTTTTGACGAACTAAAAAAACGTGATAATGTTAGTTGGAATATAGCAAATTTAACATTTCTAGCTAACTTAAGAGTATTGAAAATGAGTGATTTAGGTCAGCTTTTATCAACTACAGATGTTAACAGCCAAAGAGAGTTATATGATACAGTACAATCTCAAAATTGGCTAATGAACAATTTTAGTATGCAAATACTGGATAAAGAAGATGATTTTAGTACTCATCAATATACATTTAGTGGATTAAGTGATGTTTATCAACAATTCATAATGGATATAAGCGGTGCTGCTGGAATTCCCGTTACTAGATTATTTGGTCGTTCTCCCGCTGGATTAAATGCCACAGGGGAAAGTGATTTGCAAAACTATTATGATATGATAGAAGAAAAACAAGAAAGTACATTGCGACCAATAGTAGAAAAGTTGTTACCAATAATAGCTATGAGTACATGGGGAGTTATTCCTGATGATTTAGATTTTAGATTTAATCCAGTACAACGAGCAACAGAAGAAAAACTTGCAGATATTGTTGCTAAGAAATCAGCTGCTATTCGGGAGGCTAGAGATAGTGGAATTATTTCAGATAGAATAGCACTTAAAGAATATAAACAAATGAGTGATACTACAGGTATGTGGACAAACATTACCGATGAAGATATAGATAAGGCAAGTAATGAAATTGATATACCTGTAGAAACAGATTTTGGATTAGAACCTAATATTAATGGTGGTTTAAGTAATGAAGTACAACAAATGGAAAATGAAAAGGACAATTGAAAAAGCTTATGCTAATGCTATAAAAAAGCTAATACAAGGACTACAAGATGAATTAAAAAATCTTGATAGTCCTTTTTTAATTACAAGCACAATAAAGTCCTTAGCTAGACAGCCTACATTTATAAAAAAAGCGGAAGCGTTGGCTAAAGGAATGGTTACTCAACTTTTTTCCGACAACGTAAAATCTTGGAGACAAGCTGCTAATAAAGGTAGTCAAGGTAAGATGATATATAAAGAATTACAAAAAGGATTAACTGGACAAATAAGAGTTACTTTTAATGAATTGATAAACCAAAATGCAAATTATATATCATCTTTACCTTTGGATATTGCCAAATATGTCGATAGGCGAATAGCAAAAGGGGTATTAGAAGGAAAACGTGCTACAGATATACGAGATGAAATTCTTAGGTATTATCCACATATAAGTGAAACTAGGGCACAATTAATAGCAAGAACAGAAACAAGCAAAGCTCAAACTGCATTAACAAGAGTAAGAGCTCAAGCTATAGGTCTTAATTGGTATGTATGGCGAACTAGTGAAGATAGTAGAGTGAGAAAAAGTCACTCTCATATGGAAGGAGTACTTATCAACTTTAACTATCCTCCTAGTCCTGAAAGATTAATAAACAAAAAATCCTATGGAAATTATAATGCCGGAGATATATTTAATTGCAGATGCTATCCAGAACCTTTAACAGACATTAATGATATTAAATTTCCGCATAAAGTTTATTATGGTGGAGCTATTCGCAATATGACTAAAAATCAATTTTTAAAAATAATGTGAGGTGGTGAGAAAATGAAATGATATCTTATTATGGCTCTAAAATATCCGATAATTTAACTAAAACTCCAGAAGGTTTTTTAATTTGTCATAATGTACCAATTGCTAGAACTGGACAACAACTATATTTAGGCAGTGAAACTCCTTTTAAAGAATTGCCTAGCAATGATACTGTAAAAATAGTGAGACACCCAGAAGAAGTATTTTCCAAAGCTACCCTTGCTTCTTTTGAAGGAAAACCTGTAACGGATGACCACCCGCTAGAAGATGTTACTCCACAAAATAGTAGAACATACTTAAAAGGTATTTGTAGAGATGTAAGAAGAGGCATTGGTGAATATAATGACTGCATTGTTGCTGATTTAATGATTTATGATCCAATGCTAATTGATGAGATAACATCCAAAGAAAAACGAGAGGTGTCTTGCGGATATGATTGTTTTTGGGAGTTAGGGAATGATAATACTATTATTCAAAAACAAATAAGAGGTAATCATATCGCTATCGTAAAAAATGGTAGGGCTGGGCATAGGGTAGCTGTTAGAGATAGTAAACCAGAAATTAAGAATAAAGTTAATAATGGAGGCAAAAAAATGAGTTTAAAAGCTATAAAAAATAAAATGTTTGCCATGTTTGCGAGAGATGAAAATTCTACACCAGAAGAAATTGCAGAAGCAAGCAAACTTTTACATGATGAAAAAACAGAAATGAAGCCAGAAGAAAATGTAAAAGATGAAGGTCCATCTGTTGGTGAGCTTATGGCAGAAATAAAATCTTTAAAAGAAACAATGCAGGCTATTATGCAGGCAGAAAAACGTGAACCTGAACATAAAGAAGATGAAATTTCTACTTTAGATGAATTAGAAAATCAACTTATTGGTACAAATGATGAAAGTGTAACAGAGCAGGAAGAAGCAGTTACCGTAGAACCAGAAGAAATCAACGATGAAGAAAGCATGATTAATAAACCTGCATGTGATACTCTTGCAAATTTAAAAGTTTTAAAGCCTATCGTTGCAAGTATTAAAGATAAAGATACTAGAAAAAAAGCTATTGATAGTTTAGCAAATCTTGTTCGTGGAAATGTACAAGATAACCAATATGCTACTGTGCTAAAAGCTAGTAGAAAAGCACAAGATAACAATAATACAGTTAAAAATGAAGATTTAGGGAAAATGTGGGCTAAAAAATATAATCCACAATATAAGGGAGGTAAATAATATGGCAGGTTATGCAATTGGAAAATCCATGAATTTAGGTTTCCCAGGAACTTATGCACGCACACCAGATGATGTAATTATGTCTAGAGCAGTGAAGGAAGATAGCAAGGCTATTCCTTTTGGAGCTCCTGTTATTTTAAATAGTGATAATACTTATTCTGTGGGTGATGCTACGCTTACAGCAGATAATTTTGCTGGTGTAGCAGTAAGAATTGTACAGCAAGCTGTGCAGTATTTAGCACAAAACAGTGGAGCATATCAACCAACTCAACCTTGTTCTGTTATTCAGCGTGGTAATGTAATGGTTACTTGTAATGTTGGTACACCTACAGCAGGCGGAAAGGTTTATGTTAGAACAGCAGGAGAAGATAGCGGAAGTGGAAAAATAATCGGTGGATTTGAGGCTACAGATGATAGTGGTAATGTAGTGGAATTGCCTAATGTTTGTTGGGCAACTGGAAAAATTGATGCTAATAAGGTCGCTGAAATTTGTATTAAAACTAGAAATAATCCATAAGGGAGGAATAATTTAATGTCTACACCAATTATTATTAATCCAGCAAATACCATGAAAAATGCTGGTAATTTAGCTAATTTTGCAATGAAACAAGGTGGCGGACTTTATGGCGGAGCATATGATGCTGCAACTGCTTCAGGTATGGCTTACCTTGTGGGTGAACTTGAAAAAGTAGACCCTAAAATTCGTGAACCATTAACAGCTGTTACATGGCAACGTGATATAGTTGCCGAGACAGGCGGTGGCTGGGTAGAATACACTAGCACTTTTGATGTAAATTATGGTATTTCTGCTCCTAATGGTGGTGGTATTCAAGGTGGTAGTTCCACAGCTATTCCTGCTGTACAGGTAGATATTGGCAAAAATCAATATCCTGTACACACATGGATGAATGTATTAAAAGTGCCACTTGTAGACCAAAATAAACTCCAACAAATTGGAAGAAATTTAGAAGATTTATTAGATAGAGGTTTGCGATTAAACTATCAAAAAGCTGTAGACCAGAATGTCTATGTAGGTTATGACGAATATAAAACAACTGGTATTATCAATAATCCTAATGTTGTAACTGCATTGGTTGCAGAAGGTGCACAATCAGATACAACATGGAAAAAGAAAACACCAGATGAAATTTTAAATGATATTAATACAGCTTTAACTGAAGCTTGGACTGCTGCTGAATATGATATGCGAGGAATGCCTAATCAAATTTTAATACCTCCACAACAATACGCGTATTTAGTAAGTCAGAAAGTTAGTGAAGCAGGTAATGTTTCTATTTTACAGTTTTTATTAGAGAATAATATTGGTAAAAATCAAGGTATTGATGTTCAGATTTATCCTTGTCGTTGGTGTATTGGTTCAGGTCAATCTAAAAAAGACCGTATGATGGTTTATGTAAATGATAAAGATATGTTGTATTTTGATATGACAGTACCACTAACTCGTGCATTAACACAACCAAGTGTAACAGATGCAGCTTATTTAACATTATATGCTTCTCAATTTGGTGTTCCTAAATTCTTATTTTATCAACCAGTTCGTTATTATGATGGTATTTAATAGGAGGATATTATGCGTATTTTAACTAAAAAAAGATATCAATTTGGTCATGGTGATACTAAGGTAATAACTACAGGTAACTATGCAATTGAGGATGTTCCTGATTGGGTGGAAAAGGATCCATTATTTAAATTAGCAAAGGAAGATGGAGATATTGAGGTATTAGAAGCAAAAATTCAATCTTCATCTGTGAAAGTAGAAGCTGAAGATAAATCTAAAGAAGTAAAAACTGATGTAAAAGTAAAAAAATCTAAAGAGGAGTGATGACCTATGGTTATCACTTTTGCTTCTAATATAAAATGTGGGGATAATCCTGCATACACATTGGATAATTTTTTAAAATTTTATCCGCAATTTAAGGATATAGTACCAGATGTAGTAGCAAATTCTTTTTTAGAGTTAGCCAATAATAATTTGCAGTATAGAAGATATCATGGGCAATGGGAGTTTTGTATGAGTTTATTTATAGCTCATTTTTTAACTTTATATCTTGAGTCTATGAGCGATAGTGATACGCCTTCTGCTGATGAAGTTATATCTTCTGCGACAGTTCGTGGAATAATTACAAGTGAGTCTGTTAGTGGTGTATCTTATTCACAAGATGTATCTACAATAACTAATGATTTAGATGGTTGGGCTCAGTGGAAACTTACTAAATATGGGGTTCAATTCGCATCTATTGCTAAACTCATGGGTAAAGGTGGTATGTTGGTATGGTAAACATGATAAAAGTAAAACATAAAAGTAATTTAAGTGCTTTAAAGAAAAGTATAGAATTACTTGGAAAAAGTCGTGTTTATGTAGGTATACCAGCAGAAAATGCAAGTAGAGATAATGGAAATGACATAAATAATGCTGAACTATTGTATATTCAAACTCACGGTGTAAGAAAAAAATCTATGCGTGAAGAAATGCAATTAGCATTAAATGAAGGTAAAGCATATTCTAAAGCTTATGAAATGTACATTAAATCTCATGGTTCACCATTGTGGCATGTACCACCAAGACCTGTTATTGAACCAGCAATAAATGATAATAAAAAAGAAATAGCTAAAAGATTGATAGCTGCTTATGGCAAGGCTATGGAAAATATTTATGCTGGTGATAGTATGCAGACAGCTATGCAACATTTAGAAGTAGTAGGTATGTATGCACAAAATATTGTTAGAGCATGGTTCACAAATCCTAATAATGGTTGGGAACAAAATTCGCCTTTAACTGTTTCTAAAAAAGGAAGTTCTAATCCACTTATTGATACTGGCGAAATGCGAAAATCTATAACTTATGTGGTGAAATCAGATGAGTAGAGTAAATGTAAAACGAGTTATAGTATCACCTAAATTCAGACAAGTATATACTGTTACTAGAACAAAAGGACATTATGAAAAAGGTAAATTTATATTAGATGAGCCTATTAAATTTGATATATCTGGTGTTATAACAGTAGCTAGTGCTAAAGAAGTAAATATGATACCAGAAGGCGATAGAATAAATGGAGCTATGGTATTTTATAGTTTAGTACCTTTACACACTACTACAAATAATCCAAATGCTATATCTGATATCATTGAATGGCAAAATAATAAATATAAAATAATGCAGGTTAATCCATGGATTGATTATGGATATTATCAAGCGATAGCGGTTCGCATGGAGGGCTATTGATATGATTACAACCTTAGATGAACTAGAAGATATATTATGGGAAGAGTTAATGTCTATTTTAGGATATGAAATAGATAATCCGGCATGGTCTATTAATCCGCCGGTTAGAAGAAGTTGGCAACAACAAGGACAACCAGGTTGGAGCATTAATGATGATATTTTATTTTTTAAAATATTTGATGAATCAGGTCAAGATATAACTATTCCTGTAGATACTATTATTAATAATGATTTAGCGGAAGATATCCAAATTAGTAAAGGACAAACGAGAGTTTTAAGAGTAAATCTTATAGCTTATGGTCCTAATTCATATGATAATCTCATTAATATAAGAAATTACTTTCATGCTAATAGAAGTGAAATTTTAAAAGAAAATAAAATCTATCTAATACCAAGCTCTGATGTTCCCTTAAGAATGCCAGAGCTTTTTTTACAACAGTGGTGGGAAAGGGCAGATTTAAATTTAAGATTTAACTGTCTTATGACATACACTACACAAATTAATGAAATTAAGATTGTTCCACTTAATGTATATGGTAATGCTAGTGGAGAAACAGTGATTGAAAATCATAGAGAAATAACGAAAGGGGATTAATCTATGGCAACAACAAAATCTTTAAGTCTTACCCCTATTGTAGATGTACAAATAACATTAGGTGCTGTTTCTGCTCCTAGGAATAGCTTTAATTTAGGTCTTATTATTGGTAGTTCTACAAAAACTGAACCTTTAAATGAGACAGTAATTCCGACAGCAGAACGTATTCGTATTTATACAGATTTAGATGATATGTTATCTGATGGATATACAACAGATAGCTCAGAATATAAAGCGGCTTTATTAATGAAATCTGCAACTCCATTGGCACCTAATCGTATTGCTATTGGGTGTTGGGATAAAGCAAATGATGAGGAAGCAGTTGATGCTGTTCGTGCTTGTCGTATTGCTAATGCAGAATGGTATGCTTTTACAGTTTGTGGTGCTACTAATGATGATATAAAAGCGATAGCTCAATATACAGAAACAGCAGAACCAAGTAGTACTTACTTTTATACAGTAGCTACAGAAGATGTATTATCTAGTTCTGGTAATAGCACTGACATATTTATTTTCTTAAAAGATAAAAATTATCGTCGTTCATTTGGTCAATATTGTGGACAAGAAGATACACCAGATGCCGTAGCAGCAACTATGGGCTATGCTATGGGTAATAATACTAGTCTTGCTAATAGTGCCTATACTTTAGCTTATAAATCACTACCAGGAGTAACTACTGACGATTTAACTAATACACAAGTTGAATATATAAAAAGTAATTATGGCAATGTTTATATAAATCGTGGCTATTATTATGATGTATTAGAGCAAGGAACTATGGCAGATGCAACAAGATTTGATGAAATTTTAAATCTTGATATGTTAAGTAATAATATTCAGTTGAATATTATGGATTTACTGTATCAATCTACTAAAGTTCCACAAACAGATGCTGGTGTGACTAGCATAATGAATGCTACTGCGGTTGCTTGTGATCAAGCTGTTAAGATTGGTTTTATCGCTCCTGGTAAATGGAATGGTTCAGCAATTTTAAATTTAAAAACTGGAGATACTTTACCAGATGGATATCTTATTCAAGCAGAGTCAGTTAATGACCAATCACAAGCAGATAGAGATGCACGTAAATCACCACCAATTTATGTATCTGCAAAACTTGCAGGGGCTATTGAACATGTAACTATTGGTGTTACTGTTAATAGATAGGAGGTTATTTAATGGCTTTATCAACATATTCTTTTTTAGATTTATCAGGTTCTATCTCTCATCCTACAATTGGTTCATATTTATTTACTGGTGAAGGTGTTGGAGATATAAATATATCCATGAGTACAGACCGTTCAGCTCATGATGTTGCATCTGATGGTTCTGTAATGGTAAGTAAAATAGCTGGCAATAATGGTACTATAACTATTACAGCACAACAAACTAGTCCTTTACATTTTTGGCTTCTCGATTGGTATAATACCCTTTGGAGTTTGCCAACTAGTGAATGGGCTACAACATCAATGTTATTAAGAAATACATCTACTGGTGGAAGTCATACAATAAAAGGGATATCACCACAAAAGGTGGGAGATACACCATATCAACAACAAGGTCAAAGGATTACATGGACCTTAATGGCGGCAGATATTCAACATAATTCTAAATAAGCTACATCTATTTTGATGTAGCTTTTTATTTTAAGGAGTAAATTATGATTAATAAAACAAAAATAATTGAATTAAATGGATATAAATTTAAAATTAAAAAATTAAACGCTTTTACAGCATCTTATATAGCTGTGCAAATAGGTTTTTCTTTAGCAGGTGGTTTGATTAATGCGGGTAATACAAATAAAGTAGATATGTTACAAAAAGCAATAAGTGGCATTGGTAAAGATAAGTTTATTGAAATACAGAAAGATTGTTTATCTGCGGTAGAAATCCTAAATAATATAAATGGTTCAGAAATGCCGGAAGCTTTAATATTAAATAATGGTAGTTTAAGCCACAAAGAATTAGAAAATGATTTTATGACAATTATATTATTAACGATTGAAGTGGTAATGTTTAATGTTGAGGGTTTTTTCGGAGAAAAAGGCTTGCAGAGCTTGACGAACTCCCTGCAAACCAATTCCAAACAGTAAAAGCAGATACATTAAATGAATTCCTTTATAGACCTGTTCTTGCAGGTTTATGGAAACAGCATGAGCTTTGGGACGGTACTTATGATTTAGATGATTTGATTGCTATACATGAAATGCTAGATATAAAAGCAGTTAATGATTATAGAGCTAGTATTGTAAATAATAATAGTCAGTGAGGTGAAACCATGGCAAATACTAATGTAATTGAAGAATATTTGGTATCTCTAGGTGCAATAGTCAATAATGCACAGTTTAGCGAATTTAATAATACAATTAATAAAGCTAAATCTGCTGTAACTAAATTAAGTGATAGTGCTATGGATACCACCACATCACTTGGCAAAATGGTAACAGGTTTGAGTGCTGTTGCTTCTGCTATAACTGCTGTCGGTTTTGCCACAGCTAAAACTATAAAATCTGTAGCGGATGCAGACATGAAATATCAAGTACTAGCTAAAGATATATGGACCACGAAGGAAAATGCTAAAAGTCTACAATTAGCATTAGATACAATGGGGGCAAAACTTGAAGATGTTGCATGGATTCCAGAATTAAGAGAACAATTCTTGCGTCTTAGATCAGAAATGCAAGAACTTCAAACTCCAGCAGATGCAAATAATCAACTAAAGTATATTCGTTCAATTGGCTATGAATGGCAATCTTTTATGCTTAAGATAAAGATGTTAAAAGAATGGGTAGCTTATTATTTAATAAAGTATTTAGCAGGGCCTATTGAAAGAGTTCGTCAGGGATTAAAAGATATAAATGAAAATTTAAAAATGAATATGCCAAGCTGGGGTAACAAAATAGCTAAAGCATTAACAATAGTAGTCAATTTAGGTATGAACCTTGCACGTTTTGGTAAAACTGCTATAGATACCATTTCTAGATTTTTTAATATGCTACCAGAGGGAGCACAAAAGATTATTAAGTTTATATCTATAATCGGTATGGCTATAAAGTTAAATCCTTTTTTTGCTGCAATGAGTATAATGATACTTCTTATAGATGATTTTTATGCTTATATTGATGGTAGAAAATCAGCAAAAACTTTAGCTCCAGTATGGAAAAAACTTCTTGAAGTTTGGGATGATTTACAAGTTTATTTTGAAAAAGGAGAGTATTATTTACAACTCATTATCTCCTTGATAAATACTGAAGCACTACCAAAGCTAAAAAATTGGTGGTCAACCTTTAAACAGATTATGGATAACTTGGTTGAAATATTTTTCCGTATATTGGAGATATTAAAATATATGTTTCAAGATTTTGATGTAATCGGATTATTTATGCTTATGGGAGATAGTGTATCTAGTTTAGTTGATGGTGTTCTTGATTTAGTAGAAGCCATAGTGGAACTTATCGCTAAATTATTTGGTTTAAGTGTAAAAGGTAAGGAAGTTTGGTGGGCTTTTGGTAAAGGTATAGAAAATACTTTAAGACTAATGACAAGACTTGTAAGATTAACGGGTGATTTATTTAGTGCATTAGCTAAAGCTGCAAGAGGTGATTTTAAAGGTGCTTTCAAACAAGTAATTCGTGCTTTTGGTAATTTTGGCGAAGGTATTCTTGATGATGTAACTAAAGGAAAAGTAGGAGATGCCTCTGATGATGCAAGAAGTGAAAGAGCTCAATATATAATGCGTCGCCTTATAAATGGTGGTCTTACACCAGTTCAAGCTGCTGGTATTGTTGGTAATTGGATACAGGAATCAAGTTTGAATCCAGAAACTGTAAATGGTATAGGAGCTTCTGGTATTGGTCAATGGTTAGGAAGTAGGCGTGAAAATTTAATAACTTTTGCGTCTAATCGAGGTAAAGATTGGACGGATTTAGATACTCAAATTGATTTTGCACTTTGGGAGATGAATGAAGGTGGAGAATTTTTTAATATAGATGGAGCTAGGGATGATTTTTATTCTACAGATAGTCCGTCTAAAGCTGCTGTAGCTTTCAGAAAAGGATATGAACGTCCTGGAAAAAGTGAAGCTAATGATTCTAATAGAATTAATAAAGCTGAAACAGCTTTTGATGAATGGAATAAAACAAATCCTAGTAGCAATTATGATTATACAGATGCTAATAAATCTAGTGGACCAGTACATCTAAATAATAATAAATTAGAAGTAGATGACTTCTACACACCACCAAAAGAAGATTATAGTCAATACTTTGAAAAGACTGGATTTAGTGGTTTTTTAGGTCAAGGAACTTATGCACATAGTTTAATAGGTGGTAGCGGTATGCCGATAATGACAACAGCTAATAATTATAATGGTTCAAGTGTCAATATAGGTCAGATAAATATTACAGCACCAAATGGAACAGAGCCAATGACAGCAAAAGATGTAGCAGGAGCTGTTAAAAAGGTAATACCAGATGTAAATATTGGTGGTATTGGCAATAATGCACGAGATATTAGAAATATTAGTGGGGTGATAGTATGAGTTTATTTTCTACAGGCTCTATTAATACTTTATCTGCATTATGGCAATTAGGAAAAATAACTGTAGATAGAGCAAATGGTGGTACAGGTTTTTTCTCAAAAGGATATCGACCTAAAGAGTGGAATGTCGCTAGTGGTGTAAGTGATGTAATAACCAATGGTAATATTGGGGATATAACAAATTTATTAGGAACAGATTTTTCTTTAGGTAGTTTAATAGGTTCATATATATCAGGAGATTTTAATTTTGATGTAACAAAAATAGGAGGCTCAAACAGCGAATTAGTATTAGTTAAAACTAATATTGGAGGCTTCTTTTTTGATGCCGTACTAAATGAACAACATGATAGTGAGCTTACTATAACACAACACCCAGTACAAACCGGAGCTAATATAGCTGATCACAGTTTTTTAAATCCGTCTACTTTAACTATGGAAATAGGTATGAGTGATGCTATGGCAACAATGTTAGAAGGTCAATTTACGGAGTATTATACAAAATCGGTATCTGCTTATGAAAAGTTAAGAGAATTGCAAGCTTTAAGATTACCGCTAGCAGTTCACACTAGATTGCATCATTATGATAATATGCTGATACAAAATATTACAGCACCAGATAATTATAGGACACAATATGGTTTACGGTGTACAGTAACGTTACAAGAAATATTTGTAGTAGATGTAGCTACAGGAACAGTATCAACTCGAAACTGGGCATCTAGTGGTACTACAAACAGAGGAGAAGTTCAACCTCAAGAAACGGAACAACCGGGAAGCGGTTTGTATGAAGCGGGGTTTTAATTATGCTATATACGATACCATTAACAAATACAGCTAATCAAACGCTTAGTTTTAAAATAAATATAAACAAAACTAATATACACATAAAACTTTTTTTGCGTTATTTAGAGGAATACAAGCACTGGACAGTTGATATAAGTAATGCAGAAACTGGTGAAATGTTAATAGCAAATTTACCTCTTGTTCCAGGAGGTGGATTAGCAAGTAATATATTAGCTCAATACGAATATTTGAATATTGGAGAAGCTTATATTGTAAAATCTGGTGAAACTCAACTTGAATATCCAGATAATGAAACATTAGGTTCAACTTTTTTATTGTTGTGGGGTGTATTAGATGAGTAATTTTTTATATCTTAGAAAATATCGTATAGTTGTTGCTTCTTCAACTGCGGAAATTAACAATACACAAACAACAAAAGGAAATGAGAAAAGCGATACGTCTAATGAAAATAAAGAATATGCATTAGACGTATCGCTTTTGCATTGTGTTTTCAGAGTTCGCAGAGGTATGGATTTTAATAATCATGCTGAAGTTAAAATTTATAATTTGAACAAAGATACCGAAGAAAAAATAATAAAAGAAGGAGACAGGCTTATTATTTCCGCTGGATATGAAGGTTATTTGAATACAATAAATTTAAATCCAGAAGATACTAAAAAGGCTGTAGGTTCTAATTTTGTAAGTAAAAAAGATAGTAAAAATAAAACGAAAGAAGATAATAATCCTCAGCAAATACAAGAAAGTCAGCCAAAACAATATGGGAAAATATTTGATGGTCAGATTGTACAGGCTGTTAGAAGTAAAGAAAATAATACAGATTATGTGCTTACTTTAGTATGTATAGATGGGGATACTTTTTTAAATATGAACTTTATATCACTTAGTTGTGTTCGCGGTCAAAATCCTCGAAATGTAATAGATACTGTAGTATCTAAGGCAGAGAAGCCAACACAAGTAAATAGAGTATCACCAACAATAAGTGGGCAAACATTACCAAGAGGAAAAGTTTATTTTGGTAGACCGAAAGATATTCTTACAGACGTGGCACGGGGTAATAATGCTAATGTTTGGATAAATGATGGTCAGGTAAATATTACAAAAATTACAGATACTTACACAGATGAAGCTTTAATATTAACTCCTAAGAATGGATTAATTGGATATCCACAACAAATACAATATGGCGTTTCATTTAGGTGTTTATTAAATCCTAAAATAAATGTATTATCTATGGTTCAGTTAAAAAATACAGAAATAAACGGTATGCAATTACAGATGAATATGCCAGGAAAAAGTCAACCACAGACACTGCAATTGGATGAAGAAAATATGTATCAAGCTTATGAAGTTGAACATACTGGAGATACTAGAGGCAATGATTGGTATACAACAGTTAATGCTTATAGTAGATATGGAAAAGATGTAGTTCCTGCAATGATGAAAGGAATTGGCTCTAATCCAAACAGTATATAAGAGGTGAAACAATGATTACATTACAAGAAATGATGAATGGTACACCTGCAAAAGATGAATTACTGCAACGTAATACATCTACGAAAATAAGAGTTGCTGTTCCTGGAATAATAAAAGAATTTAACTCATTAGAACAAACAGTTATAGTTCAACCGACAATAAGAGAGTTAGTAAATATTAATGGCCAACAGCAATGGCTTGATTTGCCGTTACTTTTAGATGTTCCTATAGTATTACCACGTGCTGGTGGATTTGTTATTACAATGCCTATAAAAAATGGTGATGAATGTCTTATTATTTTTGCAGATAGTTGTATTGATGCATGGTGGCAATCTGGAGGAACACAAAATCAAATTGAGATTAGAAGGCATGATTTATCTGACGCATTTGCTATATTAGGTTGTTGGAGTCAACCTAATGTTGTAGGTGAATATAACACTAATGCTATGCAGTTAAGAAATACAAGTGGAAGTTCTGCAATAACTATTTCAGATAGTGGAATAGATATAACATCATCTAGCATAACACTTAACGGAACAACTACAATTGAAGGTATTGGGTTTATGGGGCATAAACACAGTGGAGTACAATCTGGCGGAAGTATAACAGGAGGTGTAAGTGGGTGAAATATAGACGACTTGATATAAGTGGAGATTATACACTTGGTAGAAATCGTCAGAACTTTTTAACAGATGTAGACGCCGTAGCACAAGCAATAAAAACACGACTTCTTTTATTATATGGCGAATGGTGGGAAGATTTAACAGACGGATTGCCATTGTGGCAAAGAATGATAGGTAGTGTAGGCAGTGATGAGAATAAACAGGTGTTAGATTTAATTGTTAAAGAAAGAATAAATGGAACAACTAATGTAAATAGTGTAGTGAATTTTATATCAGAAATAAAAGATAGAAAATATACTTTTACTTGTTTAGTGGTTACTGATTATGGAAACCTTGCAGTTAGTGTTTAAGGAGGGATAGAATAATGGCATATTTTGCACCATACATTGATGACGCTGGATTACATATCCCTACTTATCAAGATATTAAAGATGATTTAGTAACTGAAGCGAAAAAGATTTTTGGTGAGGACATATATCTTGAAAATGATAGTATGGATTATGAATATATATCTGCTATAGCTTTAAAAATGTATGATACTTTAAATAGTATTGTATATGTATATAATAGCCGTTCACCAGTTACTGCTATAGGTTCCGGATTGGATACAGTTGTTAAAATAAATGGTTTAAAACGAAAAGCTGCTAGTTATTCTACTTGTGTAGTAACTTTAACAGGAATACCTCAAACAGTTATTAAAAGTGGTGTAGTACAAGATATTTCGGGTAATAATTGGAATTTACCTAGTAATATAACTATTCCAGAAGAAGGAGAAATTGAAGTATCCGCTATATGTACAGTCTTAGGTTCAATATCTGCTTTAGTTGGAGATATAAATAAAATAGCTACTCCACAATTAGGTTGGATATCTGTTACTAATAAGGTTAATGCCGTTTTAGGTCAACCTGTAGAAACAGATGCACAATTAAGAGCAAGGCAAGCTGTAAGTACAGCATTACCAAGTCAAACTTTATTGGAAGGTACTATTGCGGGTATTGTATCTGTAGAGGGTGTAACACGTCAACGAGTATACGAAAATGATACTAATGACAATAGTGAAACTGAGGAAAACCCATATGGATTACCTGCACATAGTATAACTGCTGTAGTAGAAGGTGGATTAGATGCAGACATAGCAGAACAAATTTATATAAGAAAAGGTGTAGGGTGTTTGACAAATGGAACAACAGAAGTGCAAGTAATAAATAAGTACGATATTACTACACCAATAAGATTTTATCGACCTTCATATGTAGATGTTGATATAACTGTTAATATTAAAAAATATGCTGGTTATACAGATAATGTAGTAGATAATATCAAGAATAATATTTTAAATTACCTAAATTCACTTGGTATAGGAGATAATTTACCTACATCTTTACTTTGGAATAGTGCGTTAATAGCAAATCCGAATTTAACAAGTCCTATTTTTTCGATAACAAGTTTAACAGCAGGAAAACATAGTTCTAGTCAGGGAACAGCTGATATAGAAATAAATTTTAATGAAGTAATACAAGGAAATATTGATAATATAACAGTAAATGTCAGTTGAAGTAGGTGAATACATTGGAAAATATTTATTATTTAAATTTAATACCAAGTCAGTATCGCCTACAACCTAAATTTATGAAATGGCTTGAAGCTGGAATACAAAAGTTACAAGATAGTAATTCTACTGCCCAAGAAATTATATCTAATTTTGATCTAGATACAGCTACTGGTGTGCAATTAGATATAATAGGTAAATTAATAGGTCGCTCTAGGCAATTAGATTTTCAACCGCGTGCGGACGTATCTTCTGTACTAGATGATGATTATTATAGATTATTATTGAAAGCTAAAATTGTTTGGAATCAATGGAAAGGTACGCTTCCAGAATTATATACTGCTTGGCAAGAAATATTTCCAAATGGGAATCTTTTAATATTGGATAATCAAGATATGAGTATGGATGTAATTGTATCGGGAGATTTTTCTGTTTTAGAGAAGGATTTAATATATAACGGATTAGTTGTTCCAAAACCAGAAGGTGTGCGTATAAATTATATAATAATTGCACAAAATGCAGATGTACCTATATTTAGTTATGGTTATGATAATGAATTTTTGGGTGGTTATACTACTAATTGGATAAAAGAAGAAACAAGTTTAATTTTTGGTTATGGCGAAGAAACACAAGATATATCTGGATATGATACTGGTAGTTGGTTATAAAAGGAGTGTGAATTATGGCTAGTACTAATTTTTTAGTATTTGATGAAGGTAAACAAAATATGATGAGTGATGGGGATTATAGTGCTAATACCCAAAGAGCAAGAGGTGTAACACCTGGTATTGCTTATCCAAATCTACACAATAAACTTTATTATCAAGTATCTGTTATGGCAAAGGCTATTGCAGATTTTATGGTAGCACAAGGTGCAAATGCTAGTGATGAAGATGTTGAACAATTAACAGCTGATATATCAACTGCATTTACTAATTTTGTAGATAATAAAACAAAAGATGTGTATTTACCGTTATCTGGCGGAACTATGAAAGGTAATATAAATGCCAATGGGTATAAT